TCTATATTATCATCATTAACCACATCGCGTATATCGGGATAATCTTGCAAAAGTCTTTGTTCAGCACGAGCAATAGCTGCTTGTTGTTGCGCTTTCTGAGTATCTTGTTGCTGACGAGATATCTGCTGACGCAATTCTTCCATTTGATTGGATAGTTGCTTTTCAGTATCAGTACGATAGTCATCAACAGGTTCTTGAGGCTTTGTTTGTCTCATAGCTTGCTCACGATAGAAGTCTCGTTCACGAGCAAGAGATTCTTCACGCTGACGAGATTCTCTCTCCACCTGTTTGACTCTTTCTGATTGAGATCTCAAAGCTCCATATTTTTTATTTTCATATTCGTCTGACAATTCCTGTTGCTGCTGAACAGGAGAATTATCCTGAAGCGAGATTACAGTATTCTCCTGTTCAGTAGTATTTTCATGTTCTTGTGAGTGAACTTCAGCAGGTTGCGCAGAATCCAGTTCCATTTGTAAAGATGGGTGGATATCATAATTCTTTTTCTCTTGTTGAATTCCAACTTGGAAAGCTATTTCAGGATGTAATTGGTCTTCCATTGAGGTCCTTTCTGAAGAACGTTAATTCATGATCGTTGACTTCACCATTCAATTTCTTAGCTTTGCGCAAAAGCGTACCATCACGGTAATCTAGCACATGTTGAGCAGCTTCCTTCTCATCTGGACGTAAAGATAACAGATTATTCAGATAATAGTCACATTCTTGTAAAGATGGGATATGCCAGAGAAATAGAAGATCATCTTTCCTACGATCATAATGAAAAACTGCTCTATCCGGAAATGGTGTAGGACAGGTATGCCTCGATACCATATAATACTCAGGTACGTCCGTCATGACCGAGTTCATGCGAAAACATACTTCTATATAGAAATCTCTATCACTCTTGAGTTTGTTTACTTTAGTTAATTCAACAAGTTTAGGCATAAAGTCATTGCCTATAGCCCGAGTAAACTCTGGAACCTCTACTTTATCCTGTTGCTTGGCTTTAAGTTGTGAATATATCTTACCCGCTGTTTCACGTGTGCTCATACATCTCCTGTTTAGAACCGGAGCCAGAACTATAAAAACTGGCCCCTAGTTGCATTGGTAATGATGGAAAAGAACATACCAAAATAAAAATCCCCTGGCTAGAGCAGCAACCAGGGGAATAAGCAGCATTTCAACAAAGGAGAGTTGAAGCAGATAACTATTTTTTCTTTTTTTTAGATTTTTTGCGATTTTGACCAGATTCTGAAAGTCCTATAGCAATCGCCTGGTCTCTTGAAGTCACTATTGGACCTTTTTTGCTACCACTATGAAGTTCACCGGCTTTAAAAAGATCCATTTCTTCTTTCATAACTTCACGTTTCTTCTTCTTAGAAGCAGTTTTTTTAAGTTTAGGCACGGTAAGTTCCTTTCTTGCACTTGCATGGAGAGGATTTACACTTTGGGCATACTTTTGTTTTCATAGTTAATCCTTTTTACTTTTAGCTTTACGTACTTCTGCACGTTTCTTTAATTCAGGATACATTCTATAAACTTTAGCCTTTATTCCTTCAGGATCTGGAGCAAAATGAGCTCTTGCTAAAGCATTTCTTGCACGAGCAAGTGTATCTATTGGAAATGAATATTTTGCAGCACCACCGGACTTACCAGCAAACTCTTTAGGGGAAACTGTTTTATATTTTCCAGCAGATCCTGATCCCTTATGCTCACGCATTTCTTCTTCTTTGCCACGAGCAACTTTAACGCCTTTAGCAACGGTAATTTTTTTCTTAACTTCAGCTTTTTTAGCCATTTTATCCTCAAAAAAGGGGCCGGCATTATGCTCAGGCCCCAATACTATGATCAGAATATTCTGGAACTACTGGAACTTTGACGCAGATAAATCGCATCATCTCGTTCGCGTTGCTCCTTAGTTTTCTTATAAAGCATATTCATAGGTATTCCTAAGATAGAGAATGCTATCTTTTTCCCAGGACCCTGTGGTCTTATCTGTGTTGGCATAAAAACCTCAACAAACTGTTTAATATTTGTGTGGCTGGAAGCCTCTACGACGAGCAGAGTTATCGTTAGACTGTTGCTTATCAATCCCACGAATGTTGTCTTCCATTTCCCAATCCATATAAGCTGGACATGGAGGATAAGCTTTCATCATAACTTCCGTTGGAAGATTCGCGAATTTGCTTATCTCATTGTGAATCATACCTGCATCACGATGTTCATTCATAGCTTCTGAATCTGGTTTCATAGAGCTGTGATGATATCTTTTTTCGAACTTAGGCATAGTGCCTCCTTGGAACTGCTAAGCCTTTAAGGCCGCAAGGTTAATATATACCTCTACCATAGAGTTATTATATTTATCTATAACATAGATCACGCTTGTAATCCAACTTGTTGTTCAGGTTGTTGATTACGCGATCTAGACGATACCGCTGCTATAGCTTCTGCTTTCTTGTCTTCTGTAGATCCTTCATTCATTACATCCTGCTGCTGTTGTCTGGCAGACATAATGTTTTGAATAGTAAGCAATTGCTGCAAGTGTCCCAGATCAGTGGTCTCGATCTCACGCATCGCTTTCACCAAAGCAAGAATTCCCTGATCTTGATCCTTAATCGCAGCTGCACGTCTTTCAACAGCCAGGGCTTCATTCTCATCAACACGCGATGCCCGTTCGATAGCCAAGCCGCGATTTGCTTCCGCCCTTGATTTCATATCTTCAGAACGAGCTTCATTGAGTTGCATAGCAGATTGTTGTTGTGATTGAGCTTGTTGCTGCGCCTGCTGGTTCGCTTTCTCAATATTCTCAAGGATACGAGTCTTGTTCTGTAAGGTAGAAGCTTCAATGTAATCTTCAGGAGAGAATTCAATTCCAGCCTGTGTTTTTAGAGTTACCATTTGCGCTAACTGCATTTGACGCTGAGTCGACGTTAGATAACCGTCTTCAATAGCAACGTGATAACGTCCAAAAGCTTTGTTATAGAATTGTTGAGATGGCTGCTCACCTTCAAGAACTCGTTGTATCTTTCCGGGAGTGAAGTTGGTTTGAATCATGTCCATATGTAGTCTTGCAAGAAGCGCCTGAGAACGATCTCGAGGGAATTGACCGAGGACTTCATACGCAATGCTGTTACAATACCAGATACGTCATCAGCGGCCATCCCCATAGCCTCTTCAGACATACCTGATATATAATTCATTTCTTTAGCTAACGTCTCAGAAACCTGTAAAGTCGTTGGTGGAATCGCAGGAGAATCTATGCGCTGTATATCAGACATCTGCGCGTTTTGTTTAACAAAGAGTGTTCTTCCTTGCCCTGTAAGATATGCATCGTTCGGATTAACGAGCGCATTTTCCTTCATAATGAAGCCAGAAGTAAGTTGGCTTTCTAAAATCAATCTGTTACTTCAGCTTTTGCTTACTGACCCTTTCAGGCGGGGACTTTCTCTACTTATCCCTCACTGTGTTTCCACAATGTTCAGAGCACCGCATCCTAAAAATATTCAACATACTATAATGATTTGGACAATTTTTTATTACATCCCATTGAGGGTTAAGCTTATGGCAGTAAATACATTTCATATATATTAAGCCGCCTTCGCTTTTAAAATCATGTTTATTTCTTATCCAATATCCCTTAGTACATATTCCATTCATAGGTCTTCTCGCTTGCTACGTTCAGGCTGCTTTCGCTTGCCCCTTGTCACCGGTTAACTAAGTGCTACTTCGGCTTCCAAGTCTATCAGAGAAGATTTTAATTGGACATTTTCTTTATCCAACTCAATCACTTTACGTCGGTTATAACAGTACTGAGCATCCCTAAGACCACGAGTTATGCCTTGGATACGATTCGGGAAATCAACCATCTCCGGATGGAAATAGCAGACCACGGGAACAAATGGGTACTTGTCAGAACCGGATGGATTGGGACCACTATAAACAACCTTACCCTGTATCACCAATGCCATAGATACGGTCGGTATTTCCTGTTTAATAAGTTCTATATTTGGTGAAGAATCAAGAATGTACTGAAGTTTTTCTTTGTCGTTAGTCTTCCATTCTATAACTTCACCAGTTTCACGGTCAGCCAACATAAGTTGAGTACGATAGTCACGGTAATAATATTCGTCATAGGTTAACAAATCAGTTATTGCAGGGTTATATGTCTCAGGTAGAAACTGGAATTTGGCATCTCTACCGTTTACCGACGTATTTGACGTAAGAGACATGATAGTTTCTTCTTGATCTGGCACTAAAGATATGCATTCTCTTTTGGTTAGAAATGATCGTCGCCAGATATAATTACAGTCACTCAGATCTTGCTTGCGGAAAAATGGATCAATGAGGAATTGATTGAATGCAAGACTGTCAGTTTTTATATTTCCATTTACAGGATCTTCTCTAAAGTCCATATATGTATGCAGGAGCGTAAGCCCGGTAATAAGAGATCCCAAAAAGGCATCCGATATCGTATTGAGAGTACCATCTTGCTGGTTGAGCCACAGCAATATCTTCGTGAATTGATCTGCGGTCATATTATCGCCATTCTCAATTGGCGTAACGACAGAAGTTTTACGGTTTCTTCTTTGATGGCCGTCAATGGAGTGAACGATCGGTCTGATTCGGTTAAAGTTGTATTGCTTACGGCGACTCTCCGGAATACCAACACCATAAGAAGTTGTCCATGCAGACTGGTTACCAGCATAATATTCGATATCTTGGTTAGCCTCATACCAATAGGTCTGCCCTATCGATATAGATTGTTCATAAGCCGTCTCCATCATGCGCAACACATTTCTGTGTTGTTCATCAAGATAAAGTGGGGCTAATTGACTGTATGG